GAGAACAAGACGGTGGTGGACAACCGCCACCAGCCCCACTGTTTACATGATCCTGCGTAGCCACAACCTCAACCCTGTTTTCGGAGTCGGCTCCCGCTGGTAGCGGTGCCACACCTTGGACGTTCTCTGGGGAAAATAAAAGACCTGACATCAAGACCGGAACGTGACCGTTGCCCGAAAATAGCGTCGAGTCCCCGGGTGCGTAATCATCAAACCAAACGCACAGACCGCGCTCGGGGTGATCATATATCTCTATTGGTTGCTCGCCGTCGTAATCCCTGCCGTCAGCGTTCGAAACTGTCCAGAAACCAGAGAACAAGGCATCGCTGCCAATGACTACCGCGTCGGAGTTATTGGCGATTTCGGAGTTATTTTGCGCGGTATTCATGGTAGGATTTAAGCGTTCGCGCTTAGAACCAGCGCCAGTTTTGAGGCATCGTTTGCCATTCAAATCTCATTTGCTTTGCCGCACAACCGCTTGGCCGGTATGCTGGGTCTTTTGCGTAAACTGGGTGGGGTTTAATCGCCAGCCTCCTCACTAAAAGCCAACGGACGGAGCGAACAAGGCGATGATGATACGCCCTTAATCGTTGGAACTTTTGGGGCGTGGCGGTAGTTGGTGGTGATTCTTGCGTGTTCATCGATTCAAGTGTTGTTCCAGAAACGTGTGCTTCATGTCGTCTGACTGGTTCGCGTAAGTCAAAACCAGCTGCAGATCGGCCTCGGCGGACCTAGCCTTGTCGTCGAGCCGTCGGAATGCCTCCGCCGGGATGTCATCGGGTGACAGGCCCAGCCTGAGGGGCTTTGAAGTCGACGGCCTAACCCACTCGATCTTACCGTCGCTGCTCATCTTACGCAGATGGCCGGCTACCGTCTGGGGCGCCCGACTGAGTTGCTCGGCCAGCTCGTCCAAGTTTATCTGAACCCACCCGTCATCCCCTTCCAATCCGATATCATAAATGGCGTCTCGCGCTTTCTTGTCCGTAGGAGTGAGGGACGGAATGTTCTCAGCGAAACGGACGCGTGACTTGCGTGCGGCACTCTCGTCATTAATGAACATGCGTTCGCCGTGGCAGAAAGCCATTATCGACTGCACCGCGAATGTATCGACGCCAGCTTGTCGGGCTATGTCGTCACGCTTCGCCGTAATAATACCGCTGGATCCCTCGCGCATACTCTTGGCTGCGGCCCAGAATTTCCGTATGTCTTCCTGGGACGGACTACCGCATCGGATGAAGTGTCGCTGCGTGCGAACGCCCTCCTTGGTCGGAATAATCGTGCAGAAAGAATCCGCACCGTCCCGACCTGCGCGCCCGAACTCTTGCGTGTAAGCCACTAGCGTCCCTGGTATGTCGAAGTGGACTACGGACCTAATGTCGCCCTTGTCTACGCCCATACCGAAGGCGCACGTGGCTACGATGATAGCGTCCGGAGACGCCATGAACTTGTCCTGCTGGTAAGTTCGATCTTTCGTGGACATCTTTCCGTGGTAGAACAGGATGTCCCGATCTGTGTAAGACTGCAGGGTGGACGCGTAGAGCTCCACGCGCTTTGTAGTGGACGCGTAAACAATCGTCGCCCCCGGGCAGTTCTCAAGCAACCATTGATACTGGTCGGATTGATTTTCGGTGAATAGGGACGACAGGTGCAGGTTAGTCCGTCTCGGGTAGTGGTAGATTAACTCCGCCCCCTCGATACCAAGACCGGCTCGGCATTCAGCCTCAGCGTCGGACGAGAGCGTAGCTGAGAAAGCTGCGACAACTTTGGGAGCGACGTCCTGAATCATGAGGCCCGCGGACTTATAGCCGGGACGGAAGGTGTCGGCCCAGTCCGCGAATGTGTGGCACTCGTCGAGGGCTACGAAATCAGGAGGATACTGTCGCACCACGTTAGCCCACTCCGGGTTGGCGAATCGCTCCGGGGAGACGAGCATAAACTGCAGGTCGCCCGCCGCCCAATCCCGGAGGACCGAAGCGTTGTGCCCGTCAGTCTCGGCGCTGGATATCGTCGCAGCGGCCAGTCCTTTGCGCTGCATCGAGGTTGACTGATCCCTCATCAGGGCGATAAGCGGGTATATGATGATAGTCTTCCACCCCATGCACAACGTGGGGACCACGAAGCATGCGGACTTACCTAAGGAAGTCGGCAGTATCACCACGGAATCTCGGCCCGTCATGATGGATTTGACCGCGCGGTCCTGACCTGGTCGGAGGCTTTCGAACCCGAGTTGATTCAGGACGTAGGGCATCTTCTTCATACCCTCTGCATATGCTTTCACTTGACCCATGGTAGCGACTTCTTTTCTAGATTCGATCTTGATGTCTTTCGACGATGTTTTTTTTACAGCTGGTGGCATGATGATAATTGGACTGCGGTTACGACGCTAGTTCTTCCGTCTTCGGTGACTACGGTGTGGAATATCCCGCGTATGGGGAGATTCCACACCGACCTGATGAACGGTGTGTCTCGTTGGCTCGAAGCGGCAACGAGCCATATGGCGTCTTTGCCGCTTCGCTGCGTGTCTTTTACGACCCACACTTCCCCGGACGAGCACAGCATCTCGTCAACGAACTCGGAAACCATTCCCGGCTTAGAGTTCATGATGCTGTTGGCGACATCCACTTCCCAGGCATACAGGCCGACAACTTCGGACACGAGCATACTTTGATACGGGGGAATTCCGTCCATTTCTGAGTAGCGCTCGCATACTTCTTCAACGGTCTCTAGAGGGGACACGCCGAGTATGGAGGCTAGAGTGCGGGCTACTCCGGTTCCGGAGGCCTTCACTACCTTGGGTGTTATTTTCTTACGTGGTGGCATTACTGTATTGTTGGTGGCTTCTCCTCTGCCTCTCCCTGCTCGTCTGCGGTCGCCTCAACTAGCCCCTCGACCATACCGGCAATCTCGTCGAGATCGTCGTCATCTTCATCCGGTGGCTTTTCCTCGTCTACCGGCTCCTCGTAGCCTTCAATGCCGAGCGCTGCACCGACGAATTCCAACTCGTTCGGGTTTGCGTATAGAGCGGCGTACAACGCCTCGTCGGTGACGGCTACGCATCCAAGCACGTCGCACGTGTAGCGGGGACCTGCGGACATGTTGGCGGTGTTGACGGTCGTCCCGAGAAGTCCGCGCTTGACCATAAACGAGGCAAACCCGGGGGCGTAGGACAACGGGCGCCCGTAGGTTTCCTTGGTGTCTTCGTATTTGTCATAGTAAAGCGCGAAGTCGCACTGTCGGAGCTTTGCCCCGTAGCTATTCTTGATCATCGTCAGGCGGACGTTCTGCCCGTATGTGAGTTTATCTCCTGACTTTTCCTTAATGTCCCCGACGCCCATCAGCGTGAACCTGTAGGCGCAGAACTGACGGAACGCCCGCCCGCCGATGCGCGTGTCGTTTTTAGTCTCGGAAGGTGTCATGAATGAAGGTAGGGATTTCTTCATATCGACGCGCTCGTTCTGGTGGTTTACGTAGATCATGACGCAGTTATACTCATCCATGAACTCTCCCATCTCTCGCTTAGTGACCTGAGCGTGTTTTGAGTGCCCCATATTGGACCCAGAGAGGGCGTCTTTCGGCGCCTCTTTCTTAGCGTTCGCCGGTAAGCCCCAGCTTGATCGACCCACGGCCTCCGCGGAAGACTTAAGGCTGGACCAAGGGTCGACCACCACGAATATGGGGTTGCCCTTCGTCTCCGGGTTCTCGTCGCATCTCTTGCGAAGCTCGGGAACGGTTTGCTTGATCGTGTTGTCACACTCGACAAGCTGTCGGGCGCTGGAGAACTCGATAGTATTCAGGAGAAGCGCGGCCGTCTTCTTGTTTTTGTGCAGGATCCTGGAGATGTGCTCCGGCTTCATCTGTTTGTTCTCGCACTCGATATAGAGGGAGTAGCAGCCCATCATGGACGCCCTCCCCAAGAAGTCGAATATCCATGTGGTCTTCCCTACGGAGTCTGGGGCTACCATCTCGATGGCGGTAGGCGTGCGCAGACCGATGCATCCGATGACGTTCTGCATGCCGATCTCCTCGAACGGAAAAAGTGTCTTACGTAGCATTGAGGGCGTGTATAAGCGGACGGGCCGCTTGGCGGACCTCTCGTTCAAGATGTCCATCGTTTTGTTCACGTTCTCCGCCATGCTGTGCAGAACTTTTCCTTGGTTATCGGACGTTATGCGACGCTTGATGGTTTGATTCTTGGAACTCAAAAGGTCGGGTTTGTAGGACGGTCTTTTCTTGGCTGCCTTTTTGGCTGCCTTTTTAGCGACCTTCTTGGCTGCGACCTTTTTAGCGGCTTTCTTAGCGGCTTTCTTGGCGGGCACCCTCTTGGCTACCTTATCGTTGGCTGTCTTATCGTTGGCTGCCTTAATGGTTTCGTATATCTTCAATGAGATTTCCGCTGATGTGGCGGTGGTTTTATTTTCCTCCGGCTCCTTTTCTGAAGTCTTTTCGTTTTCGTTCATAGTAATTTGAGATGGGTAAAAGTTAGAAAAGGCCGAGCAGCGGGGCTGCTCGGCCTTTGGTAGTAGAGTGCGTGTGCGCTCTCTTGTGTTAGTCCAGGAGTAGGATCACCTCATCAAGGAGAGGCTGCGGGACTTGGACGGATGCGTCTCCTCCGGTTACTTCGTAGACACGGCGTGCCCAGCTATCAACGGACGCCTTCACGTCCTCGGAGAGTGCGGCGTAAGCGTCGTCGTCAAACGGGTTGCGGCGGATCTTAAGGATAGCATCCTCCGGGCTTTCCTGGTCGGACCCGCCCATAGGCGGCGGTGTGTCCTCCATAGCAGGTGGCGTGTCCTCCATGGGCGGCGGTGCATCCTCCGTAGGGCGTGCGATCTCAAACAGACCACACACAGCGATACCTACCCAAGTGGACCCGTCGACGCAAACTTTGTAGTTGTCGGCTTTCCCGGATTCGTAGACTTGCTGTAGCTCAGCGCAGGTGCGCTTCTTGGGGGCCTCACCTTTAACGCCGGACCAATACTTTTCGCCGCTTTCCTTAGCCGGGCCAGGATCTGGGGATCTCTCTACAGGAGCTGACGCAGGCGCTTTGTCCACGGGGGCCCCTTGCGCGGGGACGAAGGATTCGGACGCCCCGCCTGTAACAGCGGAAAGCGGATCCACGAAGCTCGCCGCGGGCTTAGACGCCGCGGGAGAGTTAGAGATCAACGAGCGCTTGCGGCGCTCAGGAATTTCACAGCGATGCCCGCACGCCTCTCGGATCATCTCCGTAGTGACCTCCTCCGCGTAGCTGTTCACCATGTATTCCACTTGTTCCTCGTAGGTGGGGAAGTTCCAGTTGTTCGGGTCGCACAGCGGGAAACGCTTCGCGAGGACATCATCCGTGATGGTCGTCTCCTTTGGACGATCGTCGAGGTATCCCCGAGACTCGGTCAGGCACAGCACGTTTGTCTCCGTGTTATCCTTGGCGTCAACCTTGAATTTGGAGACGTGAAACGGAAGCGCCTTCTTAGGGTTGGTGGGGTCTCCGATGAGATAGCGCGGGTAGTTCGGATCACGAGGCTGCGCGTTACCCTCGTGAAGCCATCTGAGCTGCTCCACGACGTAGGAGTGCGCCGTGCCGGTGTAGAGAAGGACCTGCATACGCTTTTCCTTGTTCTTGTTGTCGCTCCCGTAACCGAGAGAAACGTATCGCGACGATCGGTTGGGAACGAGAGCGTCGGTGCGAGCGTCAGGCTTGGACAAGAAGAAATCTTTCTGGTCTTTGGTGAACTCTTTGTGAAACCTGACCCAGGTTTTGAGATCGTCGAATGCGTCCGCCAACTGATCGCGACCGCATTCGCCTCCGCCGATCATGTTTCCTCGGTTCTGAGGGGACAGCCAGTGCTCCTTTTTCTCACCCAAGAACGGGTAGACGATGAGGGGGACCGCCCAAGAAGACGGAGCGAAGTGCCTGCCGTCGTGCGCATCGGTGACATCAGTCCAGCACGGAGCGACGGATGTAGGGAAGGCCTGGTCCTCGGTGTCTAGGTTGTAGTAGTCGTGCGAAGGGAGGATGATAGTGTCAAGCTGTTCCTTTACGGAGCCGGCGCCGATCATCTCGATGCTGTAGCCGAGTCCACGAAGTTTCTTTGAGAGCAGCGGGCGATAGTCGCCCTCTCCCCAGATCTTAGTTTCGTCGGTGATTGGAATAAATTTAGCCATAGTAGTATTTTTTTTAGATGGAAAGGGCAGACGTGAATGTCCGCCCTTTCCGGTTGTTTTGTTAGTCTGATTCTGAAGCGATTGCCTGGGCGTCGACTGCCTGCGAAGAGACCGAAGCAGCCTTAGCTCCGGGCTTTATGCGAACCTCCATTGTGTTCACGCCTACGCTTACGACAGTTCCGGATGATCCGATCTTTGTTCCGGCCGCGAATTCGGTCTCGGCGTTGATCAAAGCGTCCAGGTCTAACACGAGCTTTTGCAGTAAAGACGCGGTCGTGTTAGGTGGGGTTTTAGTGATGCGACAGACCGCACCGTCTAAGAGCCACTCGACGACTACGGTCTTGTTTTCGACCTGCGACAAGGCCACCATTTTGTGCGCTAGGACATTCTTGGGTATGATATCGATACCGATGGCCCTGGCTTTATCGTTGTCGTTGTTGTTGAGGTGCACGTTAAACTGGTGCTTCAGCAAAATGTCCAGACCGTCGGGGGCCTCCCCTTCTTCAGCACTACCCGCCGCATACAAGAAGAGCTCTTTTGTAGTCGGGTAGTGACACTGGTCGCTTCGAACGTTCGCAAAAGACAGGAGCAGGGTCACAGCTCCGGTTTTGCGATTCTCTCTGAATTCAGGAGCGGTGATGCGCTGAGCTAGCATGCGCTGCGCTGTCTTTCTTGGTTTAATGATCATTACGATGAGAGTCCTTTTCGAACTCGGATCGTAGATTGTCAGCTTCCTTAGAAGCATTCAAGTGTTTTTGTTGAATTTCCTCAACTAAATCTAAGTTACGACGAGTGGGTATGCGACCATCCCGACAAAACCTCTCATGCTCAAGGATAGGAGTAGACACTGCGGCCGAGTTGCACTTCGGGCAGTCTGCTATGTGGTAGTGACGCATTCTCTCAAACACGAAGCCAGTTTTCTGCCTGCCGGGGGTCATGAAACCCATGAGAGACTTGCACCCAACGCACACTATGCGAGGCATGTTCTCAAACTCGACTCGGCATTCCAAGCACATGAGCTCCGGGTAGTTCACGATCCCGCTGTACCAAGGCCTAGTGCTCTCGGTCACGTTCAGCTGCTTACCGCACAAGCACGAAGAGTAGCTAGACAGGTTATTCTGGGGGGTGCTCAGCTGCTTAAGCATCTCGGGCGTTACTGCGGGGAGGTCCATGCGTGCACCTTAATTCGCGCTAGGTAAAGAAGTCAACAGCGGGAGAGTTGTAAGCTCTCCCGATGTTGGATATATTTGGTTGGTTGGTTGGTTGCGCCTAACTGTAACCAGTCAGGCTCGCTACGAAGGCAACGCCTCCGAGACACGCAATGGTTGGTAGCCAGGATACGGCCACGGAAGCGATACCGCCAAGAGAGGCGGCGACGGCGGTGGCCGCGAAGGAGACTGCGCATACAAGGAAGGCCGCAAAAGCAACCGCCGAGAGCGCACAGACGAGCATCATAAGAATGTCCATATCAAATTATTATGACGCAGTCGTAGTCGTAATTGCACGTCTACCTTCCGGCGAACATCGTGATGTCCGCGCAGTTCTCCAGCATGTTGTGCTTAGCCGACGCCGGGCGGTAATCCCGGGACTCGAGTTCTTTCTTCTCTGCGCCCTTTGGTGGGGTGGACCATTTGTAGACGATGTCCGTGTCGATGGAGAACTTCAATAGCCGCCCATCGTAGTCCCACGTGTTGTGATCGCACATGTAAACCTGGTGCAGCCTGGCTACTAGAAAGCGCTCTTCCGGCGGGCACATCGTAACCACAGAGTCATACAGGCACGTCATGCCGCGCGCTTGTAGACCAAGACGCCGGTAAGCCTCCCCCAGCATGCGGCAGGCCCTAGCGGCGGTAGCTCCAACTGACTCCTGCAAAGGGTAGTTACGGAGCTCGCGACCCATCGACGACTCTAGTGAGTTTCTCACCCTCCAGTTAACACCAGACCCAGCGCTATGCGTGAGGCAGTGGCGTATGCGTCCCGACTTCGCACGATACATTCCGTGCGTCTTAGGTATGGCTGCCATCTCTTGCATGAACTCCGTAGCCCTAGGCTGCCGGGCCTCAATCATGTCGAGCCCCTTATCGCCAGTTCCTGGTTCAGGTTTGATGCCCGTGTCGGACTCGATCTTTCTTTCGATAGACCCGGCCGACGCGCCGTAAGCGGCGCTGTTCGAAACAAGAACTCCGGAACACGTAAACCTGTGTCGCGGTCCAGCATCTAGGATATCATACGTTTGCGCTTTCCCGCAGATGAACGCGCGACACGCCGCGTCAAGGTCTCCGCGCCCGACAACCTGCGCCTTTTTGGAATTTCTGGAAACATCGGGCAAGATGCTGAGCGGGCCAGCGGACCTGACAAGCGTAAGCGATCTGGCGCAAGCCTCTTCTAGCCTGCACTTACCGATTTCTTCCGTCCAGACTTCGTGCAGCCTTGTTGCTCGAAGTCCTTGATACTTGATGATTTCTTTGACTCCTGTATTGACGACGCCCCCATGACTTACCCACTCGACGCCGTCCCATAACAGATCGTCAAGAGAGACCGACTGCAAAGCTACGACGCCACGGTCGCGGGTCAGGACTTCAGAGTCCTCCGCGACGCAAAACCCAATAGCCTTGGCCCCGGTCCTCTGCACCTTCTCGTTCATCATCTCGCGACCTTTATCGAAAGTCGCTTCGGCAAGAGACCAGTGGGTGTCATACTTGGCTTTCTTCAGATTGCCAAGTGAGTCGCGAGCCAGCATGTCTTCAGTGACAGGTCCCAGCTTCTCCCCGTCTTTCCAGACGTTCATGATGAAGTCTGGGTCCCGCGCCTCGACGGGAACGGGAGACTTTTCAGAAAACCCCACGCGTACCGACGACGCGCCGTAAGGGTTGTCGCTGTTCAGGTAAGCCCAGTCCGGGTCAGGCTCATACAGGATGCGCATCAAATCCGCGTCACCAGATATGATAGCGAGCGCGAAGCTCTCCGCAGCGCTGTAGTCGCTCTCCACAAAGACCATACCATCCGGTGCCGTAACAACGGACCGTATAGAAGGTAAATCCTCAGGATCTTTATCCACCCATTGTAGTAGGTCTTCTGGGAGGTCACCCTCCTCGTGTGCTTCTTTTATAACTGCTCCTATAGACTTTGATATTCTCTTGTTTACATATGCGGGCCAGTTCAGCGTGTTAGGCATCCATGACCGGGTTCTCGTTGTGTTCAGCCTAGCTCGTTAAGCTAAGCCCGCCACGTTTGGTGACAGCTGCAGTTTATTTATTATGTCTGCAGACCAGACTATATCATGACCCGACGCGTGCCGGGTCCCTACTATTTCGAACCACTTGGTTCTACTCCCTTTCGGGATAGTCGTTGCACGTTCCGCCATGCGGCGGCTTCGCTCAGGATTGCCTTCGAAAAGGGTTCCCCTGAATTAAATAGGTTTGCTTTAATCATTACTGATTAAAGGGGCGAGTTTTAGACAAACTAATTCGCGGACCTCGGCAAAGGTGGCGCGATAACGGATTCGGATAAGTTTTAAGCCGTTCTCCTTGGCGTATTCATTCTTTCTTCGGTCGTGCTCTTTCAAGTTCTTAGTGTCGAAGTATGTGTCAGGTCCTTCTTGGTAATGCTGCTCCCCGTCTGCCTCTACCAAGGTTTGACAACCTGCGATGTAGAAGTCGTAGCGTAGAGGTAGGCGCTCGGACGCGCCTAGCAGTCCTCTAAGTTTAGGTTATTCACCTTACCCCGCTCTGCGGGCGTGCACACCCCGCAATAGCGCTTCTGCCGCATGACAGCGGCACTTACTTCTGTGAATGTGTTGCCGCACATCTCACAATCTTTCTCTAATACTTCCATTACAGCACCCTAAGCGGATGCTTTTGTTTGTCTACGAAAATTTTCACCCGTTTCCGTTGTTGATAGCTGACCGTGTATCCTGCCGTCACTGGCAAGCCACGAGTGCAGTCCGTGCTCCTCTGTTGTCGTATCTCCCGTCTCCGGGTCCTCGTGGCTCGACGCCTCCTTCAGGAAGGCCTTAGCGATGTTACCGACGGCGTTGAGGTCCAGCAGTTGATCCAGCGCCGACAACTGCTCCGATAGGATCGACAGCGTCTGCTTGTCTACCGCGGGGGTGTAGACCTTCTGACGTTCTGGGGGAAGCTCCAGCACCTTGTCCCACGCCATACTTGGCAGGCCCGCCGCTTTCTGGTTCGTCGACTTGATGGGTTCGAGACCTTCGACGGTAAACAACCACCTGCGCATCTGGTCCGGACTTCGGATGTTGAACTTCTGAGAGTCCACGAAATGCCGCAGCAAAGACAACCAACTGGACATACCTTTGGAGTCTCCCCCTGCGAACAGGAGCTCCTTTACTTTCTGAGCGATGGCATTCTCATCTTTTCTGGTGATGTCTCCCTTCATGTTCTGCAGCGCCTTGAAGCCCAACTCTCGAACAATGCGGTTCTGTAGCTTGTTGGCGGCCTCCTCGTGGATTCGCCTCTGTAGTTTGACCTCAAGCTTATCTCTTGCGAAGGCAAACAGAACCCTCAGGTCGTCCAGCATGGGGACGTCCACTGGTAGACCCAGCATCGTGAAGTCTGTGAAGACGTCAGTCACGAACGGGTTAAACAGGTTCACGTAGTAGTCCCATAGCGTTTGCGCCTCTAGTTGGCGCCTGATAAGCGGGTAGGCCCGAAGGGGGGCGATGACGTCCCGAGCCCCGTAAGGGTGCAGGATCGCGCTAGGGACGAAGCCGTAGCCGCCTTTTACGAGGTCTTTGTTCTTACGCTTCCACATCACGAGCGCTTGATCATACCGACCGAGGGTCGTGTATTTCATCCCGATGCCGCGCTCTAACCCTAACTCGCTCGATTCGTCACACGTCTGCTGGGCGAACTCGGTGTCCATCTCGCAGCGCTGATACACCGTGATGCCTAGCTTGTGATGCATCCACGGGGAGTCGGCAGCGTAGTGGTGCCCGATGTACTTGGCGTTGATACGAGAGAGCATGTCCGCGAGAGGAGCCCCTACAGCCTTGTAAGCTTTGGCCTCTACCTCGTGGCGACTCTCGTTTCTCCCTCGAACCGCGCGCACTAGAGCGTCCGTGCGCGACATGGCACGCCGGACGTGCTCGGCGGGAGAACAGTCATCGGCGTTTTCCGAGTGCTTGTCTATCATACGACTGAAAAAGTCACCCGTCTCCAGAAGCTGAGGTGCCGGCGTTTCTCTAGTCCAACTATGCTCGTCTCGTCTCACCCACCCCTCCTCGCCCTCCGGAGGGTCGCCGTCGGCCCAATTCTCGATTATCGCTTTCGAGATTGAAGGTTCGACATTTTTAGGAAAGGGAGGTGACAGGTCCGGCGGTAGATCCGGCGGCGCGTCCGGGTGGTCGAAGCTCCACTCGTTCTTCTCGTTACGGAACTCAATTACGACCGCGTCCCTTTCAGACCAGGCGAACTGTATTGTTCGCAGCTGCCCGTCGATGTGCGTGCGGCCGTGCCACTCGCAGTCAACGGCGAGCAGAGGGCAGCCATCGTCCGACCTTATACCGGGCCACTCGTCGGCACCCTGGGACTCGGGGCAACCGTTGGCAAGGTCCTCGATGCGCGCGATCCAGTCCTCGAGGTCTTGCTCGTTACGCAGGACCTCGTAGTTGACCTGGTCGTTTGGTATGACTCCGGTCCTCAGGATGTCTACGCGCCGAGCAATCTCCTTAAAGTCCACCCGGAACGTCTCGTAGAAGTCTGGCTTAGTGACCAGCGTGAACGGCGCGTGCATCAAATAGACGTGCGCTTGATGGTCTTCGGACCAGAACCAGCAACCGTGACCGTCTTTGAATCCGATCTTTTGATCCGACACCATGTCGTAAGCCGGCTTGCCCATGCAGACGATAATCTTCGGCTTAACGCGTCGGATTTCGTCCTCTAGGACGGGGAGGCCCCACTTCAGTATCTTGGTGGCTGGCTTTGCTCTCCTGGCCTTAGGGAGGAGCCACTTGCACACGGCAGTGAAGTAGCACGTGTCCATGTCAATCCCGGCGCGTAAGGCTACGTCCCGGATAAGCCCGGTGGACCCTTTCAAGTATTCCGCCGGCTGGTTAATGCGAAACCCGAATTTGGTCTCGGCTTGATTAGTCGCTTCGTCGTCCTCCACGGAGGCCGTCACGAACATGACGTCGTATTGCTCCTGCCCCAATACGGGGGACCGACCGGCGACGTAAAACACGTCATCGATGTGGCGGCTTACCTTCAGTGTCTTCGGGGGCGCACCGTCGTCATACGGGGGTTCGACTTCGTCCTGCGCGAACCCCCTTCGTCTGTCGCTCATGATTCAGTCTTACTCGAATTATCCCGCATGACGTTTTCCGACTTGGGGAGTTCCTCGTTTCTAGCCCGCACATACGCGCTCATAAAATTACGAGGGGGCGGGCACCCCGCGCGCAAGTATTCAAGCTCCTCCTCCTCAAATGATGAGAAGTCGAACTTCGCCACGTCGTTCTCCGCCTCTGAGTTGTTAAGCCGTTGCAGCTCGTCCTCCACCACTGAGTTGTTAAGCCGTCGCAGCTCGTCCGCGGCAGCCAACAAGCAGTGAGCGCCCTTTCGAAGGTCGCCCTCTAGGTCAGACTTGACGCGGAAGGCATATTTCATACCGTCGCATCGCCTGGCATCAACGAAGGCGTTGCCGCTCGACTCCATTTTCTTCTGAGCGTCCCAAGGAACTCCTAAGCCGCTCCCGTAATGCTGGGGCGTTTCCGAGGAGGGCGCGCACTCCCCGTATTCTTCCGGGGCGACCTTTTGGACATTCTCATCAGCTAATTTCGACGAGGGCGGATGCGAGCAAGAATCGAAAATGGCTTTAATTTCGCGGCTCTTGGCCTGCTCTAACCGCTTTTGTACAGCGCGGCGGTGGTCGATGAATGCCTGGAAGATGACGTCTTCTGACGCTGACTTAATTTGTTCTTTGTTCATTATATTATTTTTTTTGTTGGCGCACTTTCCGATAGAAATCGACAGCGTGCGGATCTGTTTTCACTTCAAAGTTAGAGCTCGTAAGGACAAGTCCCCGAGCCGTTCGCAGCCTAGACATGCCGACGTAAGCCTGACCAGCTGCAAAAACAGAATCTAGGTGCACGATCGCCCTGTCCAGCGACATACCTTGAGACTTGTGGAGGGTGATAGAACTCGCTGGTATTAATGGGAACTGCTTCAGCACCGGGTAGCGGTGCGTCAGGGATTGCTTGCCGTCGATAACCACAGACATCATTTCGTCCCGGTCTTCCTTGTCGTTTCGAGTGTATACGAACCTTGGGAGGTAGATCAGGCGCGTCCCGCTTGGTTTATCTTTGTCCGGCACCTCAACATAGACGCAGTATTTGTCGTCGTCCTCTCGCATCGCCGCTGGCGGACCTTCCTGCGGCGAGCTGTCTGGTGGCGGCCCGTAGCCCTTGATGACGCCTCGGGTTCCGTTGAAATACAATCCCTTGCTATGGTTGACAGTGAAGAGCACTGGGGTCCCGATTCGAAGGTCTAAACTGTCCCATAGGTGGGAACGACTACCGACCAGCTTGCTTCTAGCCTTTGAGACCGTATCGTCCGCCCACCTCATCTGCTGCTCTAAGACAACGAAATTCGGAGGGAAGGACTTGGTCGGTGCCGGGAACCTCCCCAGGGCCTGCGCGTTAAGATCCTTGCACTGCGCGTTGTGGGAAACCAGGAAAGAGTAGTCCGGGACCTCCTCCATCGTTAGTGTCCGCACAAAGCTCTGAACGTAGGCAGGATCGACCGGATCGCCCATGCGCACCTTGTTGAGAAACTCCGCAAACTCCCTGTCGGCTTGTCGGAATATCTTCGTGAGCTCTATGGTTTGCACGTTGGCGTCAGACCACACCGGAGCGAGGAAGGCCCAGTCTGGGGCGTGGCGCGGTTCGCCCTTTTCCACGGGAGGCGCCTGACAAAAGTCGCCCACATGGATTAGCTGCACGCCGCCGTAAGGAAGGTCCTTTTCTCGAACTCGACGAAGCATGAAGTCGATGTAGCCGAGTAGGCCAACGCCGGCAGCCTGAGATACTTCGTCTAGGATCAGAACCTCCAGACTACGGAGACGCTTAAAGAGCGGCGTTCTGATTCTCGGCTTAGTCGCCAGATTGTCCGCCCAGCTATCGTAGGAAGTCTCGTAGACTTTGAGTATTCTCTCCGGTGTCAGATCTTGCGGGTGCGGCTCCATCGGAGAAAACCGAATCGTCGAGGGGAAGATTCCGAGGTATGAGTGCACTGTCCGACCTCCCATGTGACTACCGGCGATGCCGGTGGTGGCGCAGACCCCAAACATCAGACCTCGGTGGTCAAGCTCAGGTATGATGACGTTGTTGATAAGTGCCGTCTTACCGGTCCCGGCTCCTCCGGTAATAAACACGTTTTCGTGATTCTGGAATATTCGAATCATCGCGTCTCGGTGCTCATCGGTTATCTCAAAGTCCTCGGTCTGGGATCCGTAGGCCTTGAGCCTGTTCTCTAACTCCGGTGTCGATACGTTGACGCGGGTCTTTTCTCTTGCTGCGCCTGATGAACCAGCATCACGCTGGCTATCAAGGAATTTTTTTACTTCTGGGCTCATGTTATTTTGTAATGACTGTGTGTTTCGATCCTACTTTTCCATAGGTGTGCTTGACTCCTTCTTCTCGCATCCTCTTCATGGCGGAGCTCCCCTCGGACCCCTTAGGCTGCATTCCGTGAATCAAAAGAGCGAAAGATCGACCGTTACCGCGAGCGAGAGAGTCGTCGTGATCAATCTCCAGTCCGAGAGCGTCGGCCTCATCCGGGTGGTAGACGACTTTAGCGCTTCTGAGGTTGTTCCCCTCGATCATGGCGTCCCACTTTCCTCCGAGGGATGCCGTTAGAATGAGGTTCTCAGGAACAACGTCCCGGTTCTTGACCCACACGGGAAGGTTCTTGGTATAGGCGTAGAACAGACGCGTCGGATTCATCTCGGCTGCTCTTACCCAGGCTAGGAAATAAGCTTGGCTGTAGAAGTCCCCGTCCGCGTGAATGCGGATGTTCTTGAACTTTTCCTTCGGTAGGGATTTGCTAATAAGCGCGGCCATGCCCACGGTGGTTTTGGCCTTCTTTAGTCGGGCCAGGTTAAGGTCGACCGATCTTCGAACGCCGGGGAACGCGGCCTCTAGGGAAGCTGCGAAGCATCTGAACTTGGCCTTAGGACCGTCGACGAGTTTATTTGCGTCGCGGTCGAAGTGCGCCAGGCAGTCGCAAGCCCCGGGGCACGTGTAGCCGGCGGGGAGGGAGAAGGCCGCCGTGTTGCTCTTGATGAGCTTAGCGTTCTTCAGGTTAAAATAGAGGTTCTCAGGATCAGTAGGTTTGATTTCTGGGAGGTTTAGTTTGTTGAATGGATTTGACATGGTATTTTTGTTTTTATGATCCGCGCAAGAATGCTTTCTTTGCGCGGGAAAGGGTTATTTGAAATTGCGCCGGAGTCATTGACCCCAGGTCTTTACCCGCGGGTATTTGAAGCTGCAGCACTCCCAGGAGAACTGGGGCGCGATGCTTTGCTTCCATAAGAGTCTTATTAATCTTGGCGGTAGCCTCCCGTCCCGCCCTATCCGAGTCGAACGCGGAAAAGACAATGTGGAAGTTTGACGCGATCTTTGCGGCGTTGTCTTGGCTAAGGGATGAGCCTAGGATTGCTAACCCCCCGGGTCCTACGCGTGCGGCGTCGAGCGGTCCCTCGCAAAGGACAACCCAAGGGTGATCTTCCCCCGAACTTACAGTTTTCTGCATCGCGGCGTCCCACCCCATGATGCTACGGGCTGAGTGTTTAGCCGTCCGGTATTTGGAGGGTTTAAATTTAGCACCTCCCGTGGATGTAAGCTCGTCGAACGGGGCGATAGGCATCCACGGAGAAGATGGATTAGCACGCGTGTGCGTCCGGCTCCACAGGTATCCCCACGATCCTTCCCCGTCCGGTATGCACTGGAATTCTCCCGATAAACCCCCGCGCCTGGTGTCCCTCTCGACTCGCGCGGCGTCCTTGGTGGGGAAGTAACCTCCCGCGTAAGGGTGCAGCATGTATTTGATGTAATCGTTCTCTTTTTCTATGACTCGGGCCTGCCAGGTCATAGGTACCCCATCTATGATGCTGTAGAAGATGACCCGGTTCTGCGGCGTGTCTCTCCACCCACCCGGCATCCTGCGATAAAAGATATTCTTCTCGCCGTGCGGAAATTCCTTAGTGCAAAATATGCAACGAAACTGTTTCTCCAGGTCCTTGATGTCGTAGTTTCGACGCCTCAAATAATCGATAGCGGGGTGGTCGTCGGGAAGGTCCGACAACTTGATGCCTTCTCCGGGAGGTGGCGGGCACATCACTCCGGTCTTTTCGTCCTCTATCCAAAAAGATTCTCGATCAGCCCCGCCTACCTTACCTGAGACTCCGGCGTTGGTTCGAATATCTGGGTGCCTAGATTCGACCGTGCTCATGTTCAGAAGATCTTGTATCGGGAACCGGTGCGGCGACCGGCTGGACCTGGTTCGCATACAGATCGACGACCCATACTCGTTCTTCTTGCCTTGATTCAGGGCGTCCATGATCGTCGTCGGTAAGAATATGTTCTTTTTGACCTTCTGGAACTGCTCACCGACACCGGCGAGCATACTGAGATTGATAGAATACTTAGGTTCGTCTACCTCTCTCTGCTTGTGGGTGTGCAGGCATTCCGGGCACGGGATGGCCAGGTGGTAACCGTTCGCCTCCCGCGACAGAACTCCAGCGCACCCCTGCGCTTCTGTTATTCTCTTGGCCCATGACTTAATTTCGGGCGGGGCGTGCAACGCGCTTTCGTTTGTTTTTACTCCTACTTCGTCGCTCATGGTGCCTCGGGGGTTTTGTCGCTCATTTTTTCCCTGACATATCCCCAGATGCTGCGCCTGTAGTAATCCGCGCGCTCCGCCCCCTGCGTGCGTGCTAGGATCCACCTGCCGCGCCTCGCGCTTATGGTTTTTATTCTTCGGAATCCGTTACCGCGAAAGTTTTTACCCTCCGTGTCTACCACGTCGTATCTCGGCGGGTCGTAGTGCGGGGCTGTTACGCCTGCGTAGAATCCCACGGCCCAGTGGTCCTGCGGGTTTCCGTCTCTGTATTTTGTGGCGATAACGTAGTCGCCTATTTTTATTTCTTTCATGTTTTCAGTGTTTGCAGGTTTCGCCCCACGTGTTTGCGAAGCCGAGCGCGTCGGCGTTTACCCAGTTCCTAGCTTCTGATCCGTCTCTGCGCCTGCGCACCCAAAGGTTTATACCTCCATGATTCGCCGGACAGTCCGGGTCGCTGGTGATGCTCTCAATCTCATCCGCAAAGGGCCCCCCGCGAAGCTCAAGTTCTTCGCCGTGCGTCTCCATGAGTCTAGGGACGTGTTTAATCTCCTCGGGCGTGAGCATGTGCAGCGGTATTAGCGGCAGATAGGATCCATCGGAGTCGAACTGCTCAGCCTTTTCCTTGATCACGCAGTAGACCTTGTAGGCGTCCGTCGGAGAGATAAGACTCGGCGCTTCCGCGTGAGACTCTGCTGCCTCCTCATACTCGCTCACGGCCTCCTCGGCGCTGAGCGGCTCCGGCTCCGTAGCCACACTGTAAGCGCGCGTGGCGTTACCGATCTGGCACTGAGCCACTCCTACCATCTCCACCAATTGTCCTCGCTCTACCAACCTGTCGACCAACCCATTAGTCAGACCGGGCGTCGCTCGGATAGCGCCCCTTGAAAACTTACCTCCGCGGTCCCCAGCAAGTTTAAGCGCCGCAGCCAATGCGCCCTCCATTTTGGCTTCGCTCCAGAAGGCCTCCGTGGCTTTCACGGCGTTGGCCGCCCTATTCTCTAGGAGGTGCAACCCGCTGGAGAGTTCGAAGATCACACGGGCGAACTTCTTGGCCGCCTCGAGGTGATACTTGTTCAGCTCAATAGACGGGGGGCACGTGTCACCCGTCATTAGCTCAAGGAACGCCAGCGTCATAGCGGCGCGACTGCCAAACAGTACGCAGACCTCAGCTGACGCCGGTGCGTCCTCGCATGAAAATACTTGGTTATCGGTTAGGCCGCCCTCGCGGTCCGCCAGATCCTCGACTCCCCACGACATCATGCTGTCCCACTCCTCCCGGCAGTCCGGGTGTATCGTCACCTTGATGCGGTCCTCAACGGGATCCTTACCCCGCACGAAGACGCGGTCCATCAGTGACAGGATCTTGCGGGGCTCGGTCACGTAAGCTTTACGAACCTTCCGCGTCGGGATAATCACGGCGCTGCCTGCTATCACGCTCCCCGACGTCGTCGTATTTACGCGATCTATTAGCTTTTCCGCAGTGCTGTGATGGCAGCTGCAGAAGTGGTTGAAAGCGGACGACTCCCCGTTGAGGGTGTAAATTAACGCACCACCGGTATTATTTGATCGTATGAGTGCCTCGTCGGTCGTCCCCTCGGTGAGTGTGACCCAAGAAAAATCGTCCGCTAGCCGAGCGCTCGCGCACATGGACGCAGAAAGTCGACTGCCGACTTGATCCACGTAAGTAAAGGCACCGTAAGTCGATCTCTTCAGCAGCTCAACTAGCGTGGATTTACTAGTGTTCTCGGCTTTCCACGTCACGCTTTGAAAACTACCCGCAGACTCCTTCAACTCATTGATCGACTTAACAAGAGTTGGGTCCGGGGAGTCGAAAGGGTTGCTCTTAAGAAACCCCTTGAGCTTGGCCTCCATCGACGCAAGTTGCTCTTTTATCTGAGCGTTTTGCTCGTTGTGAGCAAGTCGAAACTTAGACTCGGCCTCTTTGAATGTGCCCATCGAGCTGGACGGTAAAGCGGACGTGAAAACCATACCCCGCGCAGCCGGGAACGGTGATACATACCCACGCCCTAACGCCGAATGGACGAGAAGAAGCTCGGAAAGTAGCGACGCCTCTGCGTCGAGATTGTGGTTGTTTTTCATTTTTGGTGTTTGAGCGTTAGCTCCCGTGGTTTGTTAATCTAAAGCATGATACGAACGCACCCCACGCGGGTTTTTATCATGTTGCTGAGTAATCCTTAATCCACACCACTGGGGAGCGTCAAACTAAAACTCACAAAGTGTCATTACTTGTTGACCGGTCGTCGATCGCGGGACTATAGTCCGCCCAGAAGGTGCAGCGCTTTACTGGTTAGTGGTTTGTTACAACTTTTTGGTTTCACGCGCCACCTTCACCCCACCTTGAAACGCCGACTTGGATAATACCGAGTCGGCGTTTCTGTTTAAAAGAAGAACGAACCGGGGCGATCGTTGCACAACGCAAAACCGCGTTATTGGTGAAGCAACGGCTGTTGCATTTACGTAAGTCCATAGTAATCAAGGTCTTAAACGTTGTAAAACCACAAAACCCGATCCCTACGTGCGTGTATGCGTATTATTGTTTTTCTACGCGGAGGATCGGGTTTTGTGGTTTTACAACGTTTAAAGAACTACACGACAGTGCGTTATGAAGATGTAATATCCGTTGCTAACGCGTTTACGTGAAAACGCACCTACAAACATTACCCCGGAATCGACTACTTTGTAATGTCTGTGTGATTACTTTGTAAATATTCTTTGCGCATCCGGTAGACTAGGGACCGAGACACCCCGGGCAGTTCCGTCTTGCTACGCCCCTATCTAGGTCGAAGTCCGTGAAGCTGAATGCCCGGCAACCCTTGCGATGCGGTTTAATGCTCCCAGCAGCCTCTGCACGGAGCCGCGCGGCTACATTGCTACAAACTCCGGTCTCAGCCATGATCTCTGCGTGTGGGCGCCCTCACTACTCCCGGGAAGTATGTCAGTTCGAGACTCGTCGATCTCGTGAGATTTGCGAGTCGGCGTTTCTGTTTAAAAGAAGAACGAACCGGGGCGATCGTTGCACAACGCAAAACCGCGTTATTGATGAAGCAACGGCTGTTGCATTTACGTAAGTCCATAGTAATCAAGGTCTTAAACGTTGTAAAACCACAAAACCCGATCCCTACGTGCGTGCATGCGTATTATTGTTTTTCTACGCGGAGGATCGGGTTTTGTGGTTTTACAACGTTTAAAGAACTACACGACAGTGCGTTATGAAGATGTAATATCCGTTGCTAACGCGTTTACGTGAAAACGCACCTACAAACATTACCCCGGAATCGACTACTTTGTAATGTCTGTGTGATTACTTTGTAAATATTCTTTGCGCATCCGGTAGACTAGGGGCCGAGACACCCCGGTCAATTCCATGATCTTTTTAGTGCTCAGGGACTTCCAGTCTAGGTCGAAGTCCGTGAAGCTGAATGCCCGGCGACCCTTGCGGTGCGGTTTAATGCTCGCAGCAGCCTCTGCACGGAGCCGCACGGCTACATTGCTACAAACCCCGGTCTCAGCCATGATCGACCCGTATGAGGCCGTCCAGTCCGCTCCCGGAAAGTCTGTCAACCGAAGCCGCGACGCTCGCTCCAGTTTGGTAGGGCGCACGCCGTTAAAGCTGTGCCGTATGCCTATGCGCCTCCTCTGAGATTTTATAGAATCAGTGTCGCGCCCACGCAACGCAGAGAAGGCAAGAACGATAGCCGGCACCGGGCACGTAAGGAACTTGATTTCCGATGCTGCCCAATTATTCATACCGCCGAGCGTTTTGCGACCACTTCAAATCTTTGATACCTGAAGTTCCGGGTTAGCTCTACGTAATCTCCTTCGCCCTTGCGAGCTTTGCACACGCAGAAGAACTGCTTGTCAGGAGTCATCTTCTTCGGCATGTCAGCGGTCCCGGCTAGCGCTGCTTTTACGCCTTCTTTGTCGAGCGTGTTGGTCAGTCCTATAACGGCGACCATGTTCTTTCCGATGCCCTTTGATATTCCGATGTCGCTAATACCCAGCGTAGACTTTAGCTGTGCGTCGTTAACGGCCTGCGCCAATACCAGAACGGGTATCCCGGTGTTGTAGGCGAACTGCACGCACCCGTTGGCGCTAATTTCCCAAGCCATAGCCCTTTCTGACGTTCCTCCCTGTCCGCCGAGGTCGGCGACAGATCCTAGCCAGTCGAGGCACAGCCACGTCGGAAGTTTTCCGATTTGATTTTCATATCGGAGAGCTTCACGCTCCATTACGGATCGGGCCGACATACCGTCGTCTGCGTTTATTTTCTTGATGCGTATGCGATCCTTTACTATCTGAAGTATCCTGTCGACTTCCTTGAGTCGGAACATGGATTTAGGAGATGAGGCTACCGCGGCGCGTATCTGCGCGAAGTTCTCGCAGTCTTGTATGACGTCAATCGACACCGACGCACCAGCTGAAACGATCCTCACGACGTATTCGCGCGGACTGAGCTCCGTTGACAGTATGAGAGGGTAACCTCCTGAGATCGCCTCGTGGAGGGCGCACTGACCCGCCGCAATAGACTTGCCGCCGCCTGTGCCGCTGAATAGTAGGTAGCACTCTTGGGGGCCCCACCCGCCGTTAAGGCAGGAGTCTAATCCAATGATCCCGGTTGGTCGCCTTTGCACGACCGTCATGTCTTCGCTCTCTATGACCATCAGCATCTCGTCCTCTTCGTCTGTGGACGCGGCCTGCGCGGCGTTTGCTAGGTCGGACTGCATCTGACCAAGCTCTAGCGCTACGTCCGGAACGTCTGCCGCTTGTATTCGCCTAGCGGATCTCTTGGCTCGGACGCCGCCATACCAGGCCTCGAAGTAGGGGCTTATGGTGTAATGCTCTTCCTTAAAGGACGGGTTTTGTAGCGACGCGACGACGGACATGGCGGCCCTTATTGATTCCTCCTCTGCTCCTTCTTGGTTTGCTGCCGTCTCTACGTAAGTGCGCAGCCACTCCGCCGTCGGAGGGGCCGGGACTACCCCGCCGATGACTTGCATCACTTTTACAGCTTTGATCATACCTCCCATCACGAGACCAAACTCCTCCTTTCGGAAGTCCTCCGGTATCAGGGGCGCGGACATTAGAGACGCCCGCCGCAGCGGGTCGTGCAGTATGGCGTGGAGTAGGTAGAACTCGTAGGAATCCCGGTTGTCTGACAACCATTGTGACATTTCTGGATTAAAAGGCATGTTTTCTGTCGTTGAATATTTTAGCGGCGCGCTGGTAGGTAATGTTCCGCATCTCCATCCACAAGGTCAGGAGCCGGCTCTTCTCCATGTTTTCTAAAAGTTGAGGTGACAGCTGCACGACAACTCGAAAATCAAGCCGATTAAGGCCTAGGAGGTATCTGTGCTCCACGGGAAAACTGGAAGCAAAGACAAGGTCTAAACCTGAGTCAACGTTTTGAATGAGGAAATCTTTGTAGGACGCGTCCATGTCATCGAACATGAAGCTTTTGTCCCGGCGATCCAAGATAGACTCGTAGGGAACTCCGAGGCGGTAGCCCAGGGCTTTCGTGAGATACGGCACGGAGTAGAGCATGTTCACGAGAGGACCGTCGGCGTGTCCGTTTTTGCGGGCGTAAGCAAACACGGACTCCATTATCAAAGATCCGTCTATGTCCCAGTCCTCTATGATCTTCGCCATTTTCACCATCCGGGGAGTCAGTGAACTCATTAGTCGGTCTTGGTCCAGATTGCGACGCACCTTGTGCCGCTCCATAATAAGAACCTTCTGATGCACGAAATGTCGCGCCAAGTTGACGGCCTCAGCTTCTGTTCTTTTTTCCATTTCGGTGTGCGTGTGTAGAGATAGCTCTCCGGAAGTCGCTATCTGAAAATCCCGCAAGGCGGTAAGCCCGGCGGTACTCGCGCCATAGACTGGTCGAGTGTTTTACAGATTTAATCCGGGCGTCTCTCCAAGACTCCATGGACATTTCGTTAATTTTATCTAGCCCCAGGGACTTATCAAACTCGTCGGTGGCTACGTGGTATGCGAGCGCCAGAGCCTTGACTACCGCTAGGTTGTCAGAAAACGCCCCCGTAAACTCACACCGCCACTCAACGAAGCATTCTTGTTCGGAGTCGGAAAACGAGAATTGATTTTCGCCCCACATGTCTCCGCCGTCTGATTCTTTGTTCTTATTGCTCATAATTATTTACCCTCCGCGTAAGCCCCCATTACAATGTCGCGCGCCTCTGCGGCGTTCTCGACCATGATGACGTCGTAACCTATGTTCTCATACGCCTTTATTCGGGCCTCGCACTCTCCGCACACCCCTTTGTAGGGCGGCCAAGACCTGTTGTCTGTGTGCTCATCCCGGCAAACCAGCATGAAGTCAAACATCACGCCGTAGTTCTTGTGGGGTCGCGTCTGTAGTAACCGACCAGGCTTTTGGATAGCCGTGGTGTTCGCTCCCCCTCCCGCTAGATTTAGGACAACCCTCAGATCCGGAAAGGTTACGCCTTGGACGTAAATGTTCGACGCCAGGACGCGCTTTGTTTCACCGGAGGCGATGCCCGCGGTTATAGCCTTGCGGTCCGCCACCTTTGGCATCCGCTTCGCCATAGCGATCGTGCCGTTCACCGGCATAGCGTGCTCCATGTAATATTCGGCCTGCTTCTCGTCTTGGATGAACGCCATTGTTTGCCAGTCCAGGGGGATAACCTCGTGGATTATCTTTCGGACTAGCGCCGCGGCTCTAGAAGACCGGGTCAGTAACCGCTGGTATACGATGTTACGCTCGAGCTTAGGACCCGGGACGGTATCTTTAGAGAACGGTATCTTGATGATGATAACTTTGAGGGGAGCTATCGCGCGCTTGTCCACCGCTTCTCTGTAGGTGATGTTGGCTATGACCGGACCGATGACGCCCTCAATGAGCCTGTCCTTCTTGTCGAATCTCCCGGTGAGTGTGGCCCCGAACCCGTATTTACGAGTTCGGTTAAACTTGGCTAGCCGCGGTAGGCGAGTTTCGGAAACTGAGGCGTGCGGCTCGTCAATTATCAGGATGTCAGTGTCGTCGTGGTCCATTTTGTCGAGAGAGTCCATGGAGCATATCGTGATTTCGGGGGACTGCGTGTGATTACGAGACCCTGAGTAGACCCCCTTTACGTCCCTGTGAGGTAGGGTATCTTTGAAGTGGTCGTAAAGCTGTGAGCATAGATCCACTCCCGGCGCCGTCACCACAATCCTAGCGTCGGGCCAAGCGCGGCATATGGCGGTCATGCCGTAAGATTTACCTACGCGTGTCGGTCCGCCTATTAACCCTGAGTCTCCTCGCATTAGGGCCTGCATTATCCAGGGCTTCTGAATAGGCCTAAGGCCGACCATGGCGGCCCGTAGGTTCGGCATCGGTAATATCGCGATCCTGGCGTCTCGAAGATCGAACCGGTGACCCTTGGATATCATCTCCTCCCTTAGTTTATACCAGAACCCTTGGTAGGTTATAAGTCCGGTCTTCCCCTCTACTGTCGTCGCGCCGAACATCGGCGTCTTTCTATTTTCGAACGTTGTTTTACCCTTCTCTTTTACCATCTCTCGATGGTGAAGCGTGAGAAACTCACGCAAGTCGGGATGGTCGGGTATGATGGTCATCGTTCCCTCGTCCCTAGCGGCTTTAAAATTCATAATTAGTTTTTCATGTGATTGGTTTGTGCGCACCCGGAAGCTGGGGGTCGGACCCAGCTTCCGGGTGGCTCTATATCTTAGGCGCGGCCTTGTTTTCGTCGAGATCGTAAGATTCGTTTTTTATTTCGAACCTCCCGTATAAAAACTTACCTCCCCACTCAGACATGCCGAGGCATTCCCCGATGTGACTAAGCATCTCGTCAAACTCTTCTTCGTCCGGCGCTCTCGTAAACCTTCCCATCCCGTCACCCCCTGGGGGAATGTGTTGGGACAGCGTGAACATCATCGAGAACACCTGCCCCGACGGTAGGGACTCGAATTTGTCGATCATCTGATGTCCTCGATCTTTGTATCGACGGTTGTAGGAAGAAGTCTTAGAGACCGAGAAGTAGTGAAGAGGCTGTATGGCGGACGTGGCTACGTCGGCGTATCCGCATGCGTCTCTAGCTTCCAGGAAAGCCCACTCCCACCTATGGAGAGGGGAGCGTATGTGGATTTTTCCGTCGTCAGCCCCCCGGGGTCCCTTCTCGCGTAAGAAGACCCTCTTCGGGTTGCTCCTGTCATTATTCCTGCGCTCGGCAAGCAGTGGGGACAGCAACTTTAGCCTTCTCTCGATTAACATGACGCATCCTTGTGCGGGTCGGTATTTTTAACAAGAGGCAATACGTGCTAGTTAAAACACTCAACCAGCGGGCCCTGGCTAGGGCCCGCTGGTGCGAGATGCCTATTCTTGAATTTTTATTTCGTCCCCGAAGGCGTCTACGAGTTCGGGTGCGTGGTCGCACACAATAATCTGAAGCGTTCCTTCCTCGCCTATCGTTCTGAGCATGTCCGCCATGGACTTTTTAGATTCCTCGTCCAAGTGCGTAGTAGGCTCGTCCAACGCCAGCAGGCCTACGTTCGGCATAACCATAGCGTGGATGGCCCTGAGTGTGGCGACGGCGAGTCTAACCTTCTGGCCCCCGGACATGCGGTTTTGCGGCAACCATACCTCGTCCGGACGGTCTGTCCGAATAAAGTCGTAAGCCATCGCTATGTCGGTCGACGGGGACACCATGAAGTCAGCTCGTGACGCAGCCAGATATCCTGACGCTAGTTGCGCGATCTGTCCAAACTTGTAGTCGATATAGTCAAGTGACGCGCCCTGCGGCTTGAATGTGTCTCGCAAGCGTCCCAGGTCGTCAGCTAGAATGCTCCGTCCCTTCTGCTCCTCAATGCGCAGGTCCATCTCGGATACCTTGGCGTCCGCGTCCTTTACGGCCTTATATGCCGCATCTTTTCGACCCACGGAGGCGTCGTATTCTCTTTGCTGATTTTCTTGATCAGCGACGGCTATGTCGGTGTCGGCCATCGTAATCACGTCGACATCTTGGCCAAACCAAGATCTATCTGTCATTCCAATCTGATTGTCTTGCGCGCTCTCGATGGTGCTAAGTCGATCGTTGGCGCTCTTGAGGTCGGCTGCGGCGTGCCCAAGCCTGTCGATGTCTCTCTCGTAGCTTACCGCGAGGACGGAGGCCTCCGTCATCTTGGACTCGTCGCTGGAGCACCAGACTGAGGCGTTAAGGAGATCCTGCGCGTCTGCGAGCTCCCCCTTAAGATCGGATATCTCGCCGTCGGCTGGTCTCGAAAAGCCTCTAACTTTGTCGGTGCAGCCCAGCAGGACCTGACGCAACCGGGAGTCCTCGTATTGACGGGCGCTCCACTTTTGTTTTGCGGCCAAGAGGGACTCCAGCTTAGACACGCCGGTGGCCTTGTCGAACATCAAGAGAAGCTTCCGCAGCTGTTTGAGGTCTTCGTCAATACGTAACAAATCTCGGGTAGATTCTTTCCACCGCGCCGACGATTCTACCAAGGCTGCGCTGGCCGAACGGAATTTATCACCAGCGAGTCCGCCCTCGTTATTGAGGGCGGCCGCAGACTCCTTTAGATTTTCAATCTCGGTCGTCAAGTAATCCACGCTTGCGTTGTCCGACCCGCACGCCGGGCAGCAAGAGAAAGTCTTTCCGCTCAGTTCTCCCTTTATCTTGGACATCATAGCGAGCTTAGAGTCGACTCGTGAGTAGTCGGATCTAAAGCCCTGATACGACACCTCCAACTCCGCAACTTCCGGGGTGAGCTTGTCTACATTTTCTTTAGCTTCGTCCAGGGACTTCACGGCCTCCGCCCTGCTTAGCATAAGCGACGACTTACGTTCAAGCCCAGCCAGCTTAGCGCTAATGGAATCAATCTCCGGTCCCGGGTCTTCCGTCTCCTCCTGAATTTCCCGCACGGCCTGCTCGGCCTTGTCCAGCTCGTCGTAAACGGCGGACGCTTTCTCGTGTCTGAGTATGGAGTTCTGAGCGTCGCTGTGCTTCTGTCTGGCTTCACGAGCGCGGTCTCGAAGTTCGGAAAGTCTAGACACGTCGATCCTAGTAACCTCCAGCTTGGACTGAAGGTCCGATACCCGCTCCCCTGGTCGCAAATTTGCAATGACTTGCTCAGCTTTCTCGGCATCTCTTTCGGCGGACGCCTGATCGACAAACAAAGAAGATAGTTTGCGCAAGATAATCAGTTCGGCCTCTCTTCGGCTCTTACCTAGAAGTTCACGCTCGCACTCTTCGAAGTAGGAGACGGCCTCCTCGTAGGTTAATCTTGCCGCGTCCTTAGCCGGGCCCAGTTCCTGAATAGTCCCTGAAATCTGTTTGCGGTGGTTCTCTACGACGTCACCGATCTTTTCCAGATGTCCCAGCATAAGAAGCCTAGTATAGAAATCCCGACGATCGGTGTCCTTACCAAACATTGACGCCATCTCGCCCTGTCGTATAAACACCGTGGAATTGATGGCCCGCTTGTCAACGCCCAGAATATTAAACAAGGCCTCCTGGACGCCCTTGTCGGAAGTAATCTCTTTGTCTAAGCCCAGCCCGGACAGGGTGCGCGCGCTGGACGTTGCGGTGATCTTGCGGTAGATCTTACCGGGCTTACCGTCAGCGACAAAGTCTAGTGTGACTTCGGCGCGCTTAGGGGGCTCCTCCTCCCCAGACCTCCGGACGAATGCCTTGAGAGGGTCAGGGTGGTCGATGGTGCCGGTGAGTGCGAATTGTATCGCCTGCAGGACTGTCGACTTGCCAGACCCGTTAGGTCCGGTGAGTCCGATGACGTTGCTGTCGAATTCGCTTTGGATGCTTCGGTGGCGTCCGAAGTCTTTGATTTTGATGCCTGTAATTTTAATCATGGTTTTTAGAAAGCGCAGAGCGCTGTATTTGTTTAGGTGAGAGTGCGGACTTCGGCGATGAGTGCGAGCCTGCGCTCTACAAACTCGGACACGACATTGTTGCCATCGCGGTCTCCGCGGTTGAATAGGTCGAGCGCCGTGTCCTGTAGATCAGCGTCGATGTCGGCCTCGAAGCGCTTGCATACAAAATGCTCAACACCAAGATCCTCCCCGTCGATTTTATCAGCTCGGAGCGTGTGGACTTTGACATCCGCAAGTGGGAAGCATTTGATGACGCACCGATGCGCATCGAGGATGGAGTAAACACGGTTTGTGGTCCCAGGAACTTCGCGGCTGAACTCTATGTAAGCCAGGGGATACTCATCCTTGCGAGACTCGAGCTTCTCCGTCAGGGCATCGAGGTCGTCCTCCGTCTTTACGATCGCCTTGATAAACGACCTAGTCGTCAGCGGTATATTGTTATCCAGAGTCATATGCTCGGAGCTGAGACAATACACCGGTAGGGATTTATCTTGAGGCTCGTTGGAGCTGCACATCTCCAGAGATCCCGGGTAGGCGACTGTCGTCAACCCGCCCCCGGGGCGATCTATCTGAACTGCTCCCTGAACGTGAATATCCCCGAGCAACCAGGCCTTGTTCTTTTTTGAGATCGGGAACTCGTCGACTCGTAGTGGGTCAGACTTACCAGCGTAAAACGGCACAACACCATCAACGAAACCGTGATAGAGAACGACGTCCGCCCCTCGGGCGCTTGCTTCGATCTCCGCTATGTTGTGCCGGAACTTGCCAGCGTTGTAGGCGGGAATACCGACGAAAGTGAAACCTTCGTATACTTCGGAACGATCGTCCATCGGTATAATTCCGTCGCTATTTTCCGTGCTGCGGTCTGGGAATAGGGTAGCCAGCCACGTAGGAGTGGAGTAATCGTGGTTACCGGTTATCGCTAGCATCTTCTTTCCTAGCTTTCGTAGTAGGGAGTCTGCGCGTATCAACTGCTTGATCATCTTGGCCGACGGCCTGGAGTTGTCGAAGTTGTCCCCGCATAATACGAAGATGTCGACTACCGGAGCTCCGGCTTTGATCGCACGCAAAAACGCAGTGAAGAAGTCTTCGCTGCGTTTTGGTGTTGCGTATTGGGTGTCGCGCAAGTGCACGTCACCGATGTGTCCGATTAGAATTGAGCTTTTTGTGGTCTTTTGTTGTTCCATGATTGTTGGTCTTTGAATTTGTGAGATACGGCGGCCATCTCGTCTTGGGCCGCCATGATTGTTTTGCGTGCGACTCCGCACACGGCGTCGCACACGGCTTGTCCCTCGACTGAGTTGCGAGGGATCGACACTGGGGTGATGCATAAATGGCGAGCTATAGTGGAATAGCGCATCCATAGATCCACCTCAGAGTTTCTATTCATGAGGGGGTCTCCGTCTTCGTTGAACAGGATCGATTTGGCGATGTTAGCGCGGTCCGTGAACCATAATACGGAGACGCGCTCGTCATTTACGAGAGATCGAAGGACGCCACCAGCCTGGCTGGCCTCATACTTCTCGAGTTCGTCCATCTCTTCCTTTTTGATTTCGCATCGAATGCGAAGTATTTCGTGAAGGCCGTCGAGGAACGCGCGCATTTCTGAACGAGCCACCGTAGACCCGTATGTCGCTCCGAATACGACGTCGTGGCTCAAGACTCCCCGGACGTCACTTTCCGATAGGGAGTCTGGAGGGAGACCCACACGTTCTATGACGGCGGCGTAGGCGCCCCACCCTTTAGTGCACCCACTGCCGTCGGTGTACATGATGAAGTCGTGCTCTTGCGGGGCGGGAGCGTTAAACATCAGGAACTCTTCAGCAGTCGTATCTCTTGGTATCGTCAGGTTGTCCCACCAAGATTTCTCCCGGGGCCACCTGTAACCTTTAGGATCGGTGATCATTGGTTGTCTGACTCCTCCTCGTCTTCTTCGTATTGCTCAGACGAGTCTTCTCCGCTCTCCATAGCCTGAGCGTCAAGGTCTTCCTCGACATCGTCTTTTGTCTTAGCCTTGTCCGGTATCGTGTCGAACTGCATATCACCAAGTTCCTGACCTGACTGCGCCTCAGCTTCGCGCTGGAACTTGTAGGCTAGAGGGCCAGCGATTTTCTGAGCGATCTCGTCTTGGATGATGGTGGATGCGTTGCGCAGCTGGCCGTCCGTAAGCAGGCCGGGTAGCGATGCGCTTCCCGTTGTGCCGGCCATCTTGGTGCTCGCACCTTTCACGAGCCTTATGTCCCAAAATATTCTGACGTCTTTGCTGTCGGCGTCCACTACCGGCTCGTGGAACTCAGCCATGGGCGCCATCATGGCCATCACCTTCTTGATGATGTCTTCATGCTCCTCGGTCTTAGCTGTTGAATCTTTCTTCGACGCTTTCTCTGTTTTCTGTTTCTGCGACAATGGCGTCGCGTTCTTCTGTGCTTTGTTTTTCATTGGTAATTTGTTTGATTTTTTCTCCTTGTTCTCGGGTCCACACGACATAGCCTGACGACCGCGCCTTGGAGAAACGATCCGCTTTCTCTTTTTCGACCTGCTTTGTAGATTTTGATGACATGGATGACTATTCTAATTCTTTCGTTTACGACCTTATCAGCGAGCTTCGTAGAGACCCAAGGCGAAGAGCCGCCGTAAGTAAAGCTCTGCGCAACCTTGACAGCGTAAACAAAGCGCTGCGGGAAGGCAAGGCTTCGCGGTCTGATCTGAGCAAGGCCCAGGCCGAGATAATCCCAGCGTCGGGGTTTAATTTTGGATTCCTGATGGGGTCTTATTTCAAAACTTACCCGGAAGACAAGCCCCTGAGTTTCGTGGACCGCCCGTTTATGTTCGCCATGACCTCTCTAGCGCCCAACAGCGTGGTAACACTGATGGCCGGACGTCAGGTCGGTAAGTGCGCACGCGGAGACACTGAGGTTGATACGAACCGGGGGCGTATGTCTTTGCTGCATATATTCGAGTCAGGGGTCAGTCTTGACTATCCAGGGCCGACCTTAACACGTCAATGATTTCCAAGGACCTGACCAGAACGGCTGATTCCTCAAATTCCTCAGGCTCTCCTTTTTTGAATACGATTGCATCCTTCAGGATAGCCACGAGAGACTTACAGAACGCATGCCTCACCACATCATTGGCCAAGTGCCAGCGAACACGGAGAGACTCGGAGTCTCCTTTGCGGTCACAGCAGGCGTTAACTAGGCTCGTCGTGTAGCTCGTCCTGGATATTGCTAGCCTGGTGGCCAGCGTATTCAAGAAATGATCGGTCTCTAGGGGGAAGCCATTGTCCAGAGTCCTGCGCATGTCGAGGTAGGCGTCCTGCAGCGCGGGGCTTACACGGGATACGTTCACGAACATAGCAAAAGTCCGGCATTCGAAAGACCGACTATCTAGGAAATACATGTGCTCCAGGTCTTTGTCGTCTGAATCCATGACGAAGACCGATAGAACCTTCGCTAGGTTTGCGTGGTTCCCGGCGCTGCAACCGGGACGACTTTCGCTGCTGACTACGAGAACTATATTCTCGTCCATCACTGCGTCCTTGGCTTCCTTGATCAGCTCCTCCCTGTCTACACTTACGTCGTCCTCTAGCTCGCGCGGCATCGGCCCCGATAGAATATCGTTGCAGTAGTATTCGACGAGTCCGTCGGGTCCGTAGACGTCCCACGCATCGACTCCGTGCCGCAGCATGAACTTTTTGTATTTTCCGGAGTGCGCCGCTTGGTCTTTCCACTTTACAGCGGCTTTTGCGGTCTCCCTGTAAACGGTGACGTCGGGACCTTTTGGGTCCGCACTGACCGCTTGAAGAGCGTAAAGCCCCGGAAGGTAAGGCGCGGGACGATCTGTGATATGTTTCTTAACTCTGTTTTTATTTTTTCTTGAAGTCATTAATTAGTTTTGAGGCAGCCCTACAAAAATCAACACACAAAGAAAAATACTTCGTGTGGGATGCGTGATTTTTGCCCAAATCTGCCGAAATGGGGTGTGTCGCAAACAGGGGCCCCTCGCGGAGCGGCCCTGCGTATCCTTGCATATTCATCCGTTAGGATGTGGGGGCCCTCGCCGCCGTAGCTTGCGAGGGTTTTCTTGACGAGTGACAATAACGAAGCTACGAGTTATCTCGTGCTTAAAGAAAGTGAAATCGCGGAAGAGAGGTCGGTGGAGCATATGGACTTAAAGGTGTCCGCCCCGGGTGGCGCAGTCCGCGTCACGCACGTTTGTAAGACTGTCGCAATGACCGTGTGGGAAATTAAGACAGCCCATCACGTCTTACGATGCGCTGGTAAGCATCTGGTGATCGGAGTCAACGGTCCCACGCCTGTTGACCAAATCAGGGTGGGAAGTTTCATAAAAACTGATGCCGGCTACGCGCCGGTCTTGAGCGCCAGGAACACTGGCACCTCCGAAGAGCTGTATGATCTCCGCGTTGATAGCGACGACCACATCTACTACACGGGAGGCATCGCCAGCCACAACTCCACCGGCCTGGGGGCCGCCGAGCTATTTAAGGCGAACGTATTACCGGGGTATAAGTCGCTCTACATAACCCCCCTACGGGAGCAGTTAAAGACGATCGCTGATAAGCTGATGGACATGCAGCGGGGATCTATATTCCCCCCGGACTACGTCACTTCGCGCGGGTATAAGAACAACCTCTATTACAAAGAGACGCCTGCCGGTGGATCAATTAAGCTCCTCAACATCCTGACAGACGTTTCGAAAGTTAGGGGAAACAGCTGTCCCGTAGTGTGCTACGACGAATGCCAAGATCTCGACCCGGACCACATCCACGAGGTGGCGCAGGTCCAGAAAGCATACCCAGATTCTCGCGCTACGATCTTTGCGGGGACTTCTAAGGACCTCGACACATGTCTAGAGGCTCAGTATCAGATCGGGTCTCAGGGAGTGTGGCACATCCCGTGCGGATGTAAGGATAAGTTCCACGCGCTAAACGACGTGAAGGCGATACCCAAGATGATCAGCGTGCACGGTCTACGCTGCCCGAACAATGGGACGTTGCTCAACCCACTTTTGGGGGAGTTCGTGCACGCGGACAGGTCGAAGCTGGCATTAAACCGAGTGAGTTTTCACCTACCTCAGGTTATCGTTCCTGCCTACTCGGGGCCCGCTTTTCTCGATATTTACAACGACTTCAAGAGTTACCCCGAGAAGAAGTTTATGATGGAGGTCATGGGCATCGCCGTCGACGCTGGAATGGCCGAGCTCACGGAGACGGACCTCAAGAGGTGCTGCGACCCCGATAAGACGTTCGAGCAGCTGCAGAAGGATTACTTCAGCGGCGAGACGCGTTACGTCAAGCTATTCTCTGGCGTCGACTGGGGCGGGTCCGACTGGAACCCTGCAACGCGAACCAAGCAATCCTACACTGTGCACACTATTTACGGCATGCGGGGCGACGGTAAGATGGTCCTCCTCTACGCGAATCGTTACGCCGGTATGAACTATCAAGATATCGCCGGGACGATTGTTGAGGCTCATAACGAGTATCATACATTCGCGATGGGGACAGATAACGGAGGCGGCGCTTACTACAACGCCTACATGCGGGACTGCGGACGACTCCCTACGGATAAGCTGATTCACTTCAACTACTCCGACACGAAAATGTTCATCGACAGAATACCGCACCCGGAAGCGAATATTATGTCGCTTCACCGATCAGATTCTATATCTGCCCTAATATCGGACATCAAAGCCCAGAACATTATATTCCCGAGGTGGAGCAGCTGCTACGGTTTCGTGAGCGACTGCCTCAACATGCGCCGCAACATCACGGAGGCGCCGTCCGGCCGGTCTGTCATGCGGTATGTGCGGCACGGATCCAAAGCTGACGACTTTATGCAGGCGACCAATTACGCTCTCATGATGAAGAGGATCACAACCAAGGAGCCGACGATACCTAACAAGCAGATTCTTGACGAGCTGGCGAGTATGTTCGGGACCTCCACGGTGACTACTACGACACAGCAGTTTTCGGACTACATGGACGACGGAATCGTGAGCGGGTAGTCGGATCGCCACTCCCTAAGAAGGAGGGCGAGGTGGGGTCCCTTTCCGCTTTCTTTCGTCGACAGCGAGACTACGTGAGGTTCCCCGTTGACTAGCTGCACGTGCGCTTTACCGCTGTCTCCGCTTTCTAACCTGCCGTCTGCGCGAGAGTAAGACCACCCCTCGTGCGCGCCCTTTGAGTAAGTCCCGAAGGGCTCGCGGCGTAGTCGGAAGATTGTGATGGGCGAGTCCTTCTGCGGATCGGCTATTGGTAGGACGGTGTGGTTGCCCAGGTCAACAGGTCGATCAAGAGTTAGAACGCTCAAGTCGTTCCTGATGGTCTTGATAGCCTTGATGCGTCGGTAGGTCGCCTTACCGTCTTTACCGTCCAGTCTTACCTTCTGTCCCACTTTCGTAGGCCAGTGCGTAACGTGCGCTACGTGAATGTTGTCCAGGAGAGTTCCGCCGAGCTGATCTACGAAACCGGACGTGTCTACGTCTATGACGTCGGACACTGTCGGCCTGGCGGACTTTCGCTTTATGAAAAAGGCGGCGGCGACGCACACCAACACGAGGATTGATACAAGCACGTGGTTCATGAGACGTAGGATCTCATAAAAACCAGCGAGTTGCAAGCCGACAGGTTAGAACTTTTTACCGCCCTTCTTGGCTCGGTTCTCCAGCTTGTGGTCGGCACGCTGCTCGTTAAACTTAATCTTCGCGTCGATTGTAGTCCACAGGAAGAACCCGCGAGCCTTAGCGTGAGCTAGGCAGTGTGCGACGACTCGCAGTAGTCCTAGCTGCTCCTCTCGCTCGTTTCCGCGACGTAAACCTTCTACGGCCCGCGAGATGGCCTGGCATATCGTCAGGAGGTTGCTGCGTCGCTGGTCGACGCCGGGTTGGTCGAACTCGAACTCTGGGGCGCCGATCGTCTTGTATCCATCAGCGTTGAACCCGCGACGTCCTAGGTAATCCAAAGCTCTGATGGAGATGTCGGCTAGTTCCGCCTCCTCCATGAGGACGCTCGTAAGCTTGTCGTCGTAGATGTCTCCGCCGTCGATACCGTCCGCGGCCTCGGTCACCTCGGTGTACATAAGCAGGAGCTTGCACGGTAAATCTCTATCTTCTTGGCCCTCCCACCATCCTAAATCGTGGTGGACTCTGTGGCATTTGTAAATATACGACTCGACGGTTTCCGATGTGTTGAATTGTTCTGACATAGTTTTTAATAGGTTTGTTGTGGTAGGTAACGAACGTGCCCTGGCGCCTCCGCGTGAGAGGCGCTAGGGCACGTTCGTTTAAATAAAAGGGCGGCAGGACCCTATCCTTGGTCCTGCCGCTAATGATTGCGATGCTGCATGTGTCGCTCGCGCGTCTTCCCCCAGATTGAGGTTAAGGGTGTAACGTCTTACCATTGGACGACGAGCCCATATTTAAAGTTGGAGGGCTCGAGGGGAATTGAACCCCTATTTCTACATAGTGTTTGTCTGGGTCTTATGCGCTTACCACATGTTCGCGGTTTAACTTGGTTCCCGATACTTTGACATTTGACGCTGCGATTGAGAGCCGCAGCGATGTAAGTTAAGTTTGAGTTTCAAGTTTATCTTGGGGATCTGGTTTCCCGCTCGCGGCGGGTAAAAGTTTTCTAATTTGGCGCGATACTACCTTGTAGCACGTAGTCGATGATCGGGCTCGATACCTCGACTTGCCGCACCGGCGCGCAGTTGGCTCTCTGGCGAGCCTGCTTCACCGCAGCCAGGATATCCTGAGTCCGGGTGATCAGGTCAGACTTGGCGGCAGGGCTAATCATACCGGACCACTGAGTCTCTGTGATGCTACCTACGACGGCGTCCTCTGACCATTTCTCCACCTGCGCAGGGTGAAACTGAGTGGCCTCTACTAGGATCTTGTGAGCGACGATTTTCTTGGTCCTCGTTTTGACGTGCGGGTGCGAGTCCCGGAAGATTCCCTGACCGCGGTCGGCGTCAGGAACCCACGAGCGTCCCGGGGCTAGTGTGGGGACACTACGGAAGAGCTCAACCCACCGTCCCAGCTGAGACTCCAGCGTAAGAAGCGTTACTGCTGGTACGCCCTCGAGGATGACCACGCCGTCAATGACGACGTCAGCGACCGCCGTTTGATTTGTGGCGTCTTTCGTTGCCGACACGTCTAGGGAGCGTCCGATCACGCCCAAGCAGTAGGCAAGCTTGTCCGGCACTGTAGTAACGATCTCGGTGATCTCGTCCGGAGGTGGTAATTCGGCTTCGCTAAGGGGCGCGTAGGCCGAGTGACGACCGTGGAACAGGTTCGGCTTCTTGTCGAAGACGGTTTTGGTTTCGGCGAATACGCCGTCGGATTCTTTGCGTCGGCTTTTTTCGACGGCGAGAACTTCGTGTAGTTGGGCTGTTACTTTCATGGTTTTAAAGTTGTGGCCAGCCCCCTCGAGTAACAAGAGGGCTGGCGGTTTATCAGAAGCCTCCATTTAGGCACCTCTAAGGGGTGTCATAGCATGACGCCGGTTCGGGTTACAATAAACCGAGGTCCGGCAGAAGCAAAGCGACATGGTGGGCTCGTCGTTACTCTCTACTCCTAAGGCTGTGAAGGGGACGTTACACCCCCTTAGAAAATTGGATGCGCGAGTCGGATTTGAACCGACGACCTTCAGTTTATGAGACTGACGAGCTACCTGGCTGCTCCATCACGCTGAGGTGAAACTACCCAGAGCGTGTCGGTTGTCTACATAAACTTTTGCGTTTTTATCGGATTACACTTACGCCTGTGTAATCTCGCGGAGGTATTCCTTGCGGATGGAGACGTTACCACCCTCAGCGCACCGCCTACCGTTAGCATCTTGCTCGGGCTGCGCTAGGACGTAATCCCCGGAGACTAACTTACTCTCCAACAAACCGTCGCCGTATTGTTGGAGTATCTGACCCGTGAAATCTAGGCCAAATCCAACACTCGCACCATCCAGCACTAAGAATCTCCGGCGTTGATTATCTGTTCGGTATGATTTTTGAAAGAGAGAAAGGAACTTCGTCAGCTCTCCGACTCGCCTTTTGATTTCCCTCCTGAGGAAATCTTCAAGATCCTCGTGCTCTTGAGTGCGGGCATCGAAGGCGCGCGCGTCATTTGCGGAGTGCCACAGCGTTAATCCGCTCATGTCGACCCACGTATCGTAGCCGTCGCACCCAGCGGTGAGTATAGAGCCTGTCCCGCCATTCGCGCGGTAGGCCTGGTTTACCTCTCCCGCGAGAGTTTCGATTTGATCGATTGTCATAATTTTTATTGTCTCGTCGTTAGAGGAACCACCCGACGACGGCGAAGAGTTCTTCGTCTACGAAGTCATGAGAGAAATCACCAAGCGCTTGCTTGATGTCGTCACGGTCGTAATAGGACTCGCCGTTGTCGAAAGTGAACCATTTTTTACTCTTCTCCATGGTGTCCGCGTAATCGTTTGATACCTGGCGAAGGGATGGCTTGTCGGTGTCGTCGAACGCTACACCAAGTGACGTAAGTATGCCTAGGTAGTACACGAGAGGATCAATGGGGCGTGTAAGTAGGTCGATGAACTGCTCCGTGGGAGTTTTTATCGGAGGTGTGACCCTGGGGTATGTGTGGGGACCGAACTCGCCGAATAGGAATGTGACGCCCCTTTGAGTCACCCACGTCACGGCTTGGTAACGAGTCATGCCACTCTTGCTGCAATAAAAAGACGACTGCTTTACCTCAAATAATCCTCGATTTTTGTATTTCTGCGTCGGGTAGTTTTTGCGCGCCCCTGATTTAATGAGTATACCCGCGTCGCGCATCGCCGCGAAAAGTTTGTTAGGGCCTAAACCTTTTACGTCGATCATTTTCGCGACAGCTCCTATCTGGAATAGCTCGCCGCTTTCTATGATCGTATCGTAGAACGACACCTTCACAGCGCTTTTCGCCGCCTCGATCTTTAGGGCCTCGTTTAATTCAAGCGTGGCGAGGTAGGACTTGACGACCTCGATCTGTGTGAGCGGCTGAGGCTGAACCTGTGCGACTTCTAGTTCTTGCCACCGTGTGATGACGGCGTTGCGCAGCTTCACCGAGTAACCGGTGACGAGGGTGAGAGCCAGATCCTTGGGGAGGAGATACTCCTTACGGGTCTGATTATTAGCGGCTTGATAGCCGCTCTGAAATCTCAGCCCGTCTATTCCGAGATCCTCGAACATCTTGTAGATGTCCGCCAATACGTTTTTGTGCAGCTTACCGGTGCGGGCGGCGATCTCCCGGGATGACATGACGATTCCACCTTCGGTAGTTGTGATATTCGTGGGCTTTGATGAGGTTTGGTTCTCGTAGAGTGCGGTTACGGGCTGGGACTGAACGTGCGACTCGTCGCGAGTTTCGCGGTGAGCAGCCGTAGGCTTTTCGCACGTGACTTCTGGGTTGTCGCGTCGCGCGTCCTCCAATTCTTGCCACCGGTCAATGATCACCATCCGCAGCTTCATCGAGTAACCGGAGATGGCGGCGAGGGTCGACCTCTTAGGGAGAATGTACTCCTTAAATGTCTTGTTTTGAGAGTTTCGGTAGGACCCCTCA